AGTTCCACCTAACCCAGGCAGTTCGAAGTCAATCTGGGTCGCCTTGATGGGTTCACTACCGGGTTCTTCGCCCATCTTGAAATATTGACCCTCGGGAACAATCGCTGTCTGTTTCTTACCGTTTGCATCAATGTAGTTGACGGTCAATCGCCGACCCTTGACCAGGTTCGCCGACGAGTTCAACTCGTTCTGTTTCTCCTCCAATCTCGACTGTTGCAACCGTGATTTGGTTCCCTCGATACAGTTGCTGTCGTTTGCGTTTCCGCATTCTTTCTCTGCCTCATTTCGGATTTCTTCCTTCTCTTGGTCGGAGATTTCTATCTTTTCAGGTCGGGTGACAATCGGAATCAAACTGGAATCCACAAGCACGTTGATTTTTCCGTCTGTAATCCGTTTCTCCAACGACTTGGTGATGTTTTGTGAAGACACCTCATCACCAAGGTATGCGCTCGTAATCTTCGCCATTGTTATGATGCGAACACGAGATTTCCGAGACCCGAGACGATACGCAAGAAGTTGATAGACTCCACATAGACGCCCACATTATAGGTGTAGACAAAGATGACGTTGTCGTTGGTCTGGACAACAGATACAATCTCACTCGGGTCATACAATCCAATCTGTGCAGCAGGGACTACAACGGGATTTGGGCTGAAAAGTGTAGACTTCAACACGCAGACAATTGTCGAGGTTGTTGTTCCGCCCGTAGACACCGACAGAGGAAGTGGCTGTTGAAGAGTGACTCGCAAGATGACCTTGTTGTACATACTGCCGTTCGCTGCGCCCGATGGCTGGTAACCCGAGTTGTCCAACGCAAAGGAATACTGGAAAATACCCGGAAGTTCTGGCGGTTCACCCGTCGTATGCTTGTACATCTGAAGCAACGAGAAGAATGGGAATGGTTTGGTCTGAAATCGCTCCTTCGCATCAAAGAGTAACAATCCATCAACAATACAATTCTTTGGGTACACAGACGTTACTTGTTGTTGGCCCGATGTATACATCTGCGTGTTCACATCCGTGCTGATTCCTGTCCAAGGAGCACGCTTGGGGTCCAACCAGTTCGTATAGTTGTCCCAATCATTCGCAAGGATTCTGTCCGATCGCTGTGCGGCAAAGACAAGACGAGTCGTCAAATTGAACATGGGTATTTCGAGCTCCGTGTTTGCTCCAAACTGACCTTCTCGATTCACATAGCGAACCGTCTTCACAAGGAATGTTTGGTCCGCTCGCGCAAGCTGATTCATCTCCATCTCCGTCAGGTAGATGAAGTTTCCCTCGATATACGGATCTGGATAAAACGATGTGACATTCGGATTGCTAGACTGACCCGTTGAAGTCGGAGGAGACAAGAACAAGTTCATGGGATAGTTTGTAGGACGAACACGTTGTCCGTATGTTGGATTGCTGGCAGGTCCCGAGACAAATCCATTCTCTCCGCTAAGAGTTCCCGTCGCACTGTTTGTGATGGTAAATGTATTGGGTGTAAGAACAGACGCAATTGTTGCGCTTGTCAGATTGAAGAGGTTGTTGGTCAGCGCTGTAATCGAGACAATCGTCCCTGCTGTCAAGTTGTGGTTGGAAGCAGTCGTGTAGGTAATACTGGTTCCATTGCCTGTTGCTCCCGTCACAACAGCCACGACTGCGTTGGGGTTCACGTCCACGACCGTATACAACTCATTCAGATTGCGAAGCGTCACGTTGATATAGACTTCCGAGTTTTGAAGACTGACCAATGGCAAAGACAACCCCGGATTCTCGCAGAACCAAAAATGGAGAGGAATGATGAGTTGACGCGAGCGAATGGACGGTTCGGGTGTTGTTGTCGCGGGAAGAGCAGCAGGAGTTGCCGTCGGACTCACAGCATGGGGATATTGGTTCTGGCGGTCAAATGCATTCGCAGGGTCATACATCTCAGGCACATGTCCCACCATTTGGTCAACAATCTGTCTCTTGTTCTTGTCATGCGTGAGATAGGAATACATCTTCAACCACTCTCCGCGCAGGGTCTGAATGACTTGTCCATTCATGGTTAACGTCACGTTGTCAATCAGATTGTATCCAAGGTTCTCAATCCACTGAAACTCGTAACCAATGGAGTTGGTGCGAGGGTCGTATCCAGCAGGAGGGACTGCACCATTGAGGTACTTGAGTGGTGACCAAATATCCGGAAGCGTCAACGACAAATAACAATCGTGAAGCAACTGCGCATACCGGTCAATTCGACAAGAAATACTGCGCGTTCCTGTCGTGGAAAACTCCAGATTGGATGCCGTAAACGACATACGAATGTGTTCCATCGCAAAGTTTGTGTGACGGCGATACACCGCCCGAAAATGGGTCATGGAAGGATTTCCATTGACTAACTCATTTTGAGCACCTACGCCCACTAATTGAAGCAAGCCACCAGGCATTTGTATTATGTTCTATCTAATCTTTAACCCGTTGTAACTCTGGTTGCCGTCACGCTAATCGGCGGAATCACATTGTAACGAACGATACCCTCTGTTGTCCTTGTAGAGAACACACCCGGAGCACCTGTCTGCCCTCGGTTCAGGCAACACAGACTCGAAAACGTCGCACCACCACTTGCTCCACCATTTGCGCCTTGAAACGCAGCAACAAACCGCTCACGCTGCTGTGCCCCATTGGCAAGTGCCGCAGTGTATACATAGTTGTAGTTTCGCGACTGCGGTGGAGGCGTGACGTGATAGGTTCGCGCAATGATGCGCTGCTTGTACTTCGTCAAGTAATCCTGTGCTGAGTTAATCTGCATTATCATTTATACGAGAGATTATGGAATACTACAAATGAGATTCGCACTTGTGAGCACACACGTAGACCAAACGACAGGATACTCAAAGGTCGCTTACAATCTCCTCAAGCAGCTCGCAACCTTGTCTCCGAAGGTCAAGACCTTCCACTTTGGATTTCAACGCCACCCCGGACGCCAAAATGTTCGCAAGGTTCCGGATGGAATTGTCCCCTATGACGCAGCCGCAAACGAGGATCCGAAGGAGGATGGATTTGGTTTCAACAAGATTCAGGAATATCTCGATATGGTGAACCCGGATGTCGTGATGATTTACAACGACCCTCTTATCATTTGTAAGTTTATCGAGACGATGAAGCACGACAAGGCGAAGTCTCCTTACAAATTGTGGTTGTATGTCGATCAGGTCTATCAAGGTATCGCAGCACCTCTTGTAAAGATTATGAACGAACATGCGGACCGCATTTACTGCTTTACCGAGCACTGGAAGAATGTCTACCTGAAGTATGAGAATGTCCCCGACGTTCAAGTATTGGAGCATGCTGTAGACCCTACCATGTTTACGACGATTCCACAGGAGACCCGGATGTCCATCCGCAAGAACCTCAATATCCCCGACGATGGGATTGTCTTCTTGAATGCAAATCGGAACAGCGAACGCAAGCGTCTGGATATGACTATCACAGGTCTTGTTCGCGCAATGAAGAGGCGGCCAGATGCCCCGATTTATGGTGTTATCGTAACGGGCTTGAATCCACAGACGGGCGCATATTACGATGTATCGCGTATTCTCATGGAAGAACTCAACGATGCTGGATTGGACATTCAGACCTATCACCGACGCTTCATTCTCGTCGATTCGGCACCGCCCAATATTCTTGGCGATGATGGTATCAACCAGTTGTATAACGCAGCAGATGTCGGTATCAACACATCCGATGGCGAAGGATTTGGTCTCTGTCAGTTGGAGCACATGTATGTTGGAGCACCGCAGATTGTAGTGGACACAGGAACCTACCGTACCTTTATGGACGAGAAGGTTGCTGAGTTTATCAAACCGGGTGAGCGAGTCTATTTTGCCGGTGGTATGCCCCTTGGATTCTATGCCCCGAATGTGTCTGCGGAAGAGACTGCGAATGCGATTGAGCGGATGGTCGATACGCTCGAGGACAAGAAGCGCAAGGTCAACTCCTATCACTTCCGCAGTTGGTCAACTGTCTGCGATTCCTTCCTAGAGGATGTTCTTACGGCAGCGGGTAAGTAGTGTCGGGAAGCCACCGTATTTGTGTCTTGGATACAAGTTCACCCACACGAATGAGACGTTCGTTGTCTTCAAACGCAGGACCATCGTAGACCTCCTTGCTTTCGGGGTCAATCAAAAACACCATCTGCTTGATAGCGACTTTCTGTAACTTCCGATGACGGCGCTGCATGTTGCGTAAATACGTAACATCCAATACATCCGTCTTTCCGTTTGGTTTGAAGGCAAGGTCTTCGCCAGTTGTCGTGCTATCAAATCGCATACAGGTCAATACAGGACTTTCCCGACTGTGAAACTTGCGATGAATCTCACAATCGACTGCTGCCTGTTTGAGGAGTGTCGAAATGCGTTGGTTCACCTTCTCCTTTTCGTATGCCTTCTCGTAGAGGTATTCATCCGTGCTCATGAAGACTTGTGTCGGTTCACCCTCATACCGCTTAGTCTCGGTATCATTTCTGCGAATGGGTACGACGTTGTTGGCTCCCTCTGTGGATTTCGCCTGTGCTTCCGTGAAGACACTCACATAGAAACTGACCCGCACAGTTCGCTGGTCCATCGGCAAGCGAGCATGCGAGCAAATACGAATCGCACGACCGACCACTTGGTCATGACGAGCAGGATTCCAATGCGGTTCCATAATGTGGACGTGCCGCACATTCTCCAACGTGATACCCTCTGCTCCTGCGGAGGATGCCATGATAAGGCAGAGCATCTTCTTGTCTCGACCCTGAATGGATGCCTTGAGACTGGGTGGAAAGTCATCGCTGAAACTTCCATTGAAGATTTGGCGCATGTATTCGCGCTCCTTCTGGTCTTCCAATCCCGAGTAGAACGCATAGGCGGGTTTTGCGGGGTCCAATGTCGGGTCTTCGACCCACTGGTTGTTTTGCTGAACAATCTTGTAGCGCTGCCATCCGTTTGCATCCAACACAGCAGAGAAGACACCCAACCCTTCCAACTGGCGATAGTTCGAGTAGACAAACTGGTTGTTCCAGTTCTCACCCATTGCTTCCGTTGCGTTCTTCAACATGCGACCCAACTTCGGTCCAAAGGTGTCCAGTGCCTT